TTATATAGCTTTTTGCTCAACTTCCAAATTACTGCACTCTTGTTCCCATTTCATTACATCAACCGTTAAGTAGCGTTTCATTGTGCCGCCATCTGATGGTAATGCTGGTGCAGGGAATGGAATACCCCAAGGGCTTTTTATTTCCCACCTATTCAATGTTCGTTTAGTGATTTTAAAAATCTCACATACACTATTTGAAGTTATATACTTATCCATTCGCTCCTCCACATATTAAATATAGAACTGCTATAAATAGTAGAAATGAAAAACCATATAATCGTTCTTTCATGCTGCAGCACCTAAAACTGAACTACTTCTATAACGTTTGACTACATACCTTAATTTTGTGCGACTCATTCCTATTTGATCTGCAGCTGAACTTTGATTCCCCTTTGAACTAATCAATGCTTTTTGAGCAATAATATTTTCAATATGGGTTATGATTTTCTTATTTGCTGTACCGAACTCTTTTATCGCCTCATCAATGTCATGTTCTAATAAGACGATTCCAGAACTTTTGGAAGCTAGCCATGTACTCCATAAAACAACAACCTGATCAAATCTAAAAATGCAGTGAGTATCCCTTTGCATACATATGATCTTTCCTTTTTTGTCCCAAGTAACTTTATTTATTCCAAGTGGCTTAACATGGAATATAAATGCTTCTTTTTCCTTTTCTAAATTCATGGCATCACTCCCACAGCTTTAACCATCGCGCGATACTGGTCTTTAAGTTGTTCAACTCGGTTTTCTAGCCAACGATTTTTCAAACGTAAAAACTCTTGTTCAGTACAATCACGATGCATGTTTTTAAATAATTTTGAATTTTCTTCAAATTGCTCATTAGCTCGCTTAGTTGCAGCATCATGACTCAATTCAACTGGCATCAAAACAAACTTAAATTGATCTTGATCTGACATCACTTTCTCCAAATCGCATCTTTAAATTTGGCGTTGGCCACCAGATCCGTTATTTCCGACTCATTCACATTGTCATATATATGAATCATGTTGCCCCCGAACACTTCAAGTGTTCGGGTAATAGTTGAGTATTTGAATTTCATGATGCATGGCCTCCATCATTTGCAGCGTTTTCTAGTTGCAAGCGGCGAGTGGTAATTAAGCGCATCATGTCTGGTTGAATAATCGGATCTAATGTCGACACATCAATTTCCAATGAATCCAATGTTGTTAGATCAGTTGCGTTTTGGATCTGAACGGAAATTGATGGATTCTCTTTAGCTTGTGGATTTTGGAAATGTTGTAAGCGTCGACTAATTGCACGTAGTAATGGTTCACGCTGTTCTTTTGTCCAAGTCATTGTTTGACTTACAAGCGAATTAGCTTCTTCAGGTGTTTTGGTGGTTTCTAAATCCATGAGTAGCTTTTGAAATTGTTCATTCCACGCTGCTGTTTCTTTTTTCACTTGATCAAAGTAAGGGCCACTTTCATTTTTTTGCTGTGTTTCTACATCAACCTTTTGAGCTTGGGCTACAGCTGCAGCAGCTATATTGTCAAATGAAACATGAGATTGTTCTTTTTCAAATAAAGCACTTTTTAGATTGATACGTGTTGCCAGTTCTGCACTTTCAACTTCAGTTAAATCGCCGTTCGAATTAATCCGGGTGCGAATAGCCTTAATTTCTTCTACAGAAACTGCAGCATTTATCTCATCTACAAATGCATCACATAAAACAGATAGTTCAGGATCTGGTGAGTCGACTTGGTTTTGATTAAGCAATTCAACTGCAGCAATTTCCGCATTAGCTTTTTCATCCGCTAACTTTTCTAGTTTTTGAGATTTAACAGCAGAGATTGTATTGAGCTGCTTTTCATTAAACCCCATTTTATCTAAACCAAAACAGGTGGTCTCAACTTCTTCAGCAGTCACACAAGTAGCAATCGCATCAATGATTAGATCCTTGTTATGTTCAAGCTGAGGATATGAAAAAATTTCAATTACTTCATTTTGTTTTTTTGCACCACGTTTTTTGGTTTTAGGTTCGGGATTGAAATACTTCTCAAAATCCACAACTTTTAATACAAGATCATTATCTATACCCAATAAGCTTTGAATTGCCTTAGCATGCTTTTGAGCATTCTCAAAGTCTCGTTGCACAGATCCATTATTTACACAAGAAATTAGTTCCTCTGACTCAGGGATATATAGGCCTTTGACAATCTCTCCATTATGACTGATTAAAAAGACATCTTGGCCAGCATTCAATTCATCCAAAGAATACGGTTTAGTAAACTCGATTTCATTGATTAAAATGGTTTCAATTTGAATGCAATATTCAACATGAGGTTTGGCATAAATATCGGCAGGGAAATTAGAGATAGGAGCAAACTCTTCAGGCTCATTTCCAAAATTCAATCGTGCTAATACATTTCTACCAGTAATAACTGCTGCAAAAGCTTCTTGTGCGTTTAAGATATTGTTCATGCCACAACCCCTTGTTTTGCAAAATTATTGATTTCTTGTTTTACTGCTTCGAGTTTTGAAACTTCAATTTGAGTCAAAGCATCTATACCTAAATGCTCACATACTGTTTTTACATCCAAACCACGCTCATCGATGAACGCTTGAAGCTCATCCCTTTGTGAATCAGTGATTCCGTTAAATTCAGGAGGACTGATCCATTTATTTTTTTCTTTATCAAATGTGCATTTGAGAGCTTTAGCACGCTGCAACATTGCTTGTCTCATATTCTGGTAATACATATGATCCTTAACTAGTGACTCGGTTAATTGGTTAAGATCACCAGCATGTTCGGCTTCATTGCAGCTCTGTTTCCAGTTCTCAAGCTCTTCAAAAGCCTTGGTTGTTGCCAACTGAGAAGGGGTTAGGGTGTTAATATGTTGCTTTGCTTGAGCAATAAGTTCAGCCAAAAATGCTGGACTTGTCTTTAAGTCTGGAACCCAAACTTCACCAGTATCACCACCCAATGCTCCTGCATTTTTAGCGTGATGGGTATCGGTAGGATTGAAACTAATTACACGAGCTGATTTACCCTCTTGAGTTCTGACAGTAGTCAAATAACCCATAACATCAGCTATTCGATAAAGTTCGTTACGGTTTTTACCTCCAAGATCAGGGCGGTGTATGGTTTGATCACCATTTTCGCTTTCAATGGCATGAGCAATAAAAACAACATCTTTACCCATAGCAATAAGCATGTGGACATAGCTCTTAAAAATGTTATTGGCAGAACCTTGAGCTTTTAGTTTTAAAGTCCCATCTTTTTGGCGATTTTCAGAAATACCCAATAGGTGAGATTTAATGCATTCAAGCATTGCACCAACTGTATCAATCACTACGGTATTGAATGGAGCTAAGTCGTTTGGAGTAAGGTTTGCAATATCAGTCCATTTTTGAACTGGTATTACAGCACCGCGACGTAATTCACCAGTACGATGTGCCCCTTTGTCAAAGTCGAATGAAACTGCTTTATCAGCAGTAAAACCCATTGAGGTTTTACCTAGACCAGGATCGGCATAAATGTAGGTGATGATTGCATTAACCTGTAAAGGTTGATCTGCACTAATGATATTAATAGCCATGATTACAACCCCTTATTTGAGTTTGAATTGTGGTATGCAATACGCTGATTTTTGCTATATGGCGTGCGTTGAAAGCAGTCTTTCGCATACATTGCTTTGCGTTCTTCTTTACGTTGCTTATCAACCTCTTGCTGTAAATTTCGAGCAATCCAAGGTTTAGCTTTCAAATATTCAGGATCAACTGGTGTGCCGCCGTTATCTGACTCAAGACGAATGTCAGTTAACTTGTAGTTTGTTGAAAAGGTTTGTGGCCCAAGGCGAACGTGATAGCGTCCTAAGTCATCGCGAATAATGAACTCGCGGAATGGTGTAGTGTATCGAGTGCTCATGAGTTCACCTCAACCATCTTATTTTTTTCGATGTGAGCAGTGATTACAGAAATCATATTTCTGATGTCATCAGCATTGGTGAAATCGTTATAAAAGCCGCCGTTAGCCAATAAAACACGGTCAACAGCCAAGTTTTTAATAAATACAGCTTTGGTATCACTACCCAACTGGCCGTTATAGTCAGGCTCTAATTCAAAATCAAAGCTAGTGAAAACGTGATAGCCGTTGAGATTAACAATCGCTTCACCAGTTGTATCAGACGTGATTTTTACTGACATCACGCCGTACATAGCATTGGTGTTTGCAAAGGTGTAAACAGGTGCAGGTTGGATTGGCTTTGTTACTAGGGCATAAGCACCAGTTAAGCCGCACAAAGTGAATGCAGAAACTACAGATCCGACAAGAAAAGACTTGCTCATTGTGTAGCTGCGGTTGTGATTTAAAACGTTTTGTTCCATAATCGACCTCATGTGTTGGTAAGAAGCCCTGATCGCCGTGGAAAGTTGTCAGGGCTTTTTGCTGTTCATGAGGTTTATTAAACCAAAGGTATAAGTTTAAATCAAGTATAAATTAAACCAAAGGTGAAAAAATATTAAACCTAGGTTTAATTTTAATTTCAGGGCAAAATAAAACCCATCTTAATAGATGGGCTTTCGAATATTTAAGATTTTTAAGCTACTCTCAAAATCGTAACCTTGTATGGCTTATATGCTTTTTGTGCAGCTACATATTTTTCATGAACTACTATGTCGGCTTTTACTTTTCGTTGTCCGTGAAGAGTATTAGGATTAACACCATCTGCTAATTCAAACTTAACCCTATTCTCAAATAAGTCTGGAACTATACCAGCCCATCCAATTGTAGATTTGTCTCTATCACTTGCATAAATATAAATATCAGTATTTGAGTGGTTGCTCTCTCTTTCATTTCCATCTTGGTTCGGGACTTCATCTGGCAATGATTCAAATTCAGATTGAGGTATAGTTAATTGATCATATCCAGCCATTTTCACTTGAGTAGCTCCGCCATTTTTGGCAGGATTCATTACATCCAAAGCAGCTTGTTTGTCAGCTTTACTTGGTTTTGAATTTTTATCTAAAACCTTATTAATTTGCTCATCAGTTAGTTCAATACTTTTACCCAGTGAAACAACTCCACTGTTATTATTGATTTCAACATGAATTTGGGGCTTTTCTTCTTTTTTTGGCTGCATTTGCTGGATAGAATAAAGCATGAATGCTCCAAATCCCATTGCAATTACAACTTTTAGCCAGTCTTTCATGTCGATATTGCCAGATGCGTTTTTAAATTTTTCATAATCTTCCTCAGATTTAAAAAATAAACGAATGCATAATTTCTCTTGCCAGCTTCCCTCTATGAGTTCATTTACAAAAATTTCTGTTCTATCAATATTAGCATCTGCAACACTGGAAACTACAGCGGCTTGCTTACCAATTATCTTATTTAAAGCCTTGAGTTGTTCAATAGCATCTTCAATTGGAATTCCGTTTTTAGTGTCATAGTACATTTCAAATGGTACATCGATGTATGATCTAACCATATTTCACCCCTTTATTCCTGAACCGTTAATAACAATTACTGTCTAAGGCTCACAGTTTTATTTTAGCCAGCACGCCAAAATTGACGCCCCATTACTCTAAAATTTAACCCGTTTTGTTCAGTAACATCACGGTCTCTATATTTTGGATTGAGGCTATGAAGAACTAGCTTCCCACCTTCTTCTTTGAATATTTGTTTAATCATGCCTTCACCTTCAAAGTAAACAGCATAGATCTCCCCATCAATGATTTCTGTCTGTGAAATATCAATCCCAACAAGATCTTGGTCATGAATAAAATCAGCCATACTATCGCCCTTAGCCTTGATAATTCTCATGCATTTTGGGTCAACATGCTTTCTTTGGAAAAAAGAAGGCGGGAAGGGAAACTTCCCATTTATCACATCAAAATGGAACTCTATTGATTCACCAGCGCCACAAGAAAAATTAGCTTCTACCACATCAATCCAAATAAATCCGTTTTCAGTTTCGTAATCAATAACTGTGGGTTTGTGCATTTCATTAACATCAAAAGATGATTCATCTTTCTTTGTTAAGCCATGCTTATCCATGAACTGCTGCATATTAAAGTTGGTTAAATTCTCGCTTTTCTTGCCATTCAAAAGCCATCCAGCATCAACTTCTAGCAATTCAGCCAACTTATCTAGAGTCTCTTTGCTAATTTGTCCCTTTTTCCATTTAGAGGGAGCTTGAGGCGACAAACCTATCATTGTGGCAGCTTTTGCCCAAGATAATTTCTTAGCGTTCAGAGCTCCTTGAATGCGCTCAACCATTGTGCTCATAACTGTCATTACTTGAAACCTTTGGTTAAATTTTCGTATAAAAAGAATAAAAATGAAAGCAACCATAGGTTGAAATAAATTTTAACTCATGGTTTAATAAAAATATCGAAGTGGTATAAATAAGGTTTAAATATGAATCCTATTCAACTAGCTATTGATGCTGTTGGTGGGCGAACCTCAGCAGCAGCATTGCTCGGGATTTCCTATGTAGCTGTGCGGAAAATGGCAGAGAAAGGTGTTTTACCAAGAACTGACTACACAGGCGAAACGAATTACGCGCAGATTTTTGCAGAGCATAGCAATGGAAAATTAACCAAAGAGTGGTTGCTTGATAAAGCGAATCCAAAACATTTAGCAGCTTAAGGACAAACCAATGAGCCTTGAAAAAAAATCTACGCATGTGCGTTTGTCTCCTGAAAACCATGAACGAGCAAAAGTTCTGGCTGAAATCAAAGGTAAAGACCTTGCTCAATATCTTGCATATCTCCTTGAGAAGGAAATAGCAGGTGAGTGGCATGTACTTAATTTACAAGCAAAATCATTTGAGCGCTTGGGATTAGGAGCTTTGATGCGGGATCTCTCTACAGAAGTAATTTTCGGTGAGGGATTGGAAGGGATTAATGGGAATTTAGACAAAGAAAAAGCCTGATATCTGACATCAAGCTTTTTGTGTTCATTAATCAGAGAGACCAAGAACATGACAAATATACCAAAACAGCTTCAAGTGAACAACAGTGATTTTGTAGACGGTGACACTGTTGTTTTTATTGATGAATCTAAACCAAATCATTTGATGACTGTAACTCAAGTGCAGAAAAATGGCGTGTTACTCAATGGAAATAACAGCTTTGCACTTAATCATCTGATTCGTCATGCGACTGTTGCAGAGTTTACAAATCAACGCCGTTTGCCAGCATTAACCACTTTTGGTGATGACCAGCATATAGAAAACAACATTTCTCCAAAGTGCAAAACCATTTCCAATGATGTGCAGATCCATTTGAGTAATGCATTGGCAGCTCAAAAGGAGGTTTCATGAACTTGAATTATTCGTCAGTTGGAGAAGCGCGGATTAGTAAGGTTGGGGGCGTAAATGTATAAATATTTGCATCATATAAGTGATTTTGTGGTCGATACAACACACCTCACACCGATTGAAGAGTGTTTCTATCGCCGTGCAATCGACTTTTATTATTTAAACGAAAAACCATTACCTAGAGAAACCCAGTCGGTTTTTCGTAGGTTACGTGCAACAACCAAAGAGGAAAAAGATGCCGTACTAAATGTGCTGCAAGATTTCTTTTTTGAGCAGGAAGATGGCTTTCATAACAAACGTTGCGATGCAGAAATTGCAGAGTACCAGCAAAACGCAAGCAAAAGTCGTGAAAACGGTAAAAAGGGTGGTCGTCCACCTAAAAATAAACCTAACGAAAACCAAGATACAGATAAATCAGGCAATTTAGAAAACCCAGAAGAAACCCAGTCGGTTATTTTAGGTTCTGAAAGTGAAACCCAAAATAACCTTAACCGTAAACCAATAACCGATAACCGTGAACCAAATATAAATACTCACACACTGGGCGATGTCGAAAACTCTGCTCGGGAAAATTCTTGGTCTCCAAATCCTGAAATTCTTTTGAACGTGATTAGGGAAAGCGTAGGTGTTCAAGCTGAATCTGTAATCGCTATGCCTGAATACAAATTTCATTTGGGTAATTTCAATGCTCACTGGGAAAACAAGATTGATCTCACTGAAAACCAACGCACAAGAAAATTCGCACAATGGCTAATTCTTGAGTTCAAGAAACCCGTCAAACAAAGCGCATCAAACACCATTAAAAAACAAACTCAAATACCAAGCCGCAACGTAAACGATGCATGGGGTGAGGCTCAGCAATACGCGCCTGCAACCGATGATCTAGATCTGGAGGGTATGCAGTGAATGCAATCAATAATTTCTTAAAACCTGAAATTCAAGAAACAAACCGCTTTTGTGAAGAACACAAAGAACGAATGATTAGTATTGGCGGCCGTGATTTCTGTAAAACATGTGCCACAAATGCCTATGAGCGTGCCCAAAAAGAACACATGGTTTCAGTGAATACAATGGTGCGTGAAAAACACTTCGCTGGTGCAATGATTCCAGATCGACATGCTCAAAGTGGATTTAGAAATTATCTTGTTGGCAACGATGGGCAGAAAAATGCTAAGGCTCAATGCCATGCATTCGCAAAAGATTTTAACGCTGGCACTAAACGAAATTTGATCATGGCTGGTCGAACAGGGAATGGAAAAACTCATTTGGCATGTGCGATTGCTAGAAACGTTTTGGACAAGCGGAATTATGTTCGGTATGTCACCAGTGAAGATATGGCAAACGAGATTGCAAACGCTTGGACAAAAGCGGATGACAGCGAAGCAAGCGCCGTGTGGAGGTTTACTGATTACGATCTTTTAATCATTGATGAATATGGTTTGCATGACCAACACGAAACTCGTTTGCAATTGGTTCACAAAGTTTTATATGCGCGTTATGACGCTAAGAAGCCAACGGTTTTAATTTCAAATTGGACAACAGCTCAGCTCAAGGAGAATTTGGGCGATCGACTTTGGTCTCGCTTTCAGCACGATGGACTTACGGTTGTTGAATGTAATTGGGCTGATGCGCGTGTGGGAGAGGGGCCATGAATAAAAACAAATACGACTGGTCTAAAGTTCCAGTTCAAGTTAATTGGATTGCTACAGATAATGGGGACATTGAACTACATTTCACTGAAAAACCATACATCGCTCATGACATATTCTGGTGTGTTAGTCATGAGGCCTTTTTAGTTGCAATGCATAGTCCAAGCCAATTTACAGGAAATTGGAAAGGTTCACTTGAACAACGTCCATTGGAGCAAAGCCAATGAAATTGACTGAAGCTCAGCGCGAAGAACTAAAGAAAAAATATGCAGGTCATTGTGCTTACTGCGGTTGTGTTTTGAGTGACAAATGGCATGCAGATCATCTTGAAGCAGTAGTACGTGATTTAACGACTGGGAAACCAACAAAGCCCGAAAATGATGTGATTGAAAACTTTATGCCGTCATGCACCCCGTGCAATCACAACAAGAGATCAATGTCACTTGAAGCATGGCGTGATTTATTAGCTCACTATCGTGATGTGCAAGTTCCGCGTGATTGCTCTCAGATTCGCCACTTATTACGTTTCGGTTTAGTTGAATTTATTAAAAAGCCAGTTGTCTTTCATTTTGAAAAGCTGGGGCAAAGTGTATGAGTTACAAGTTAGGCGACTTAGTGGTTTACAAGGATTTTTATATCGATGAGCTATTGAAAGTCGATTTAATTATTGATGAGAACACAGTTGGCTACCGAGGTGCTAAACGACATTTTATGTATTTTGAGGGGTGCGCTCACTTCAACACACTTAGACCAGCGGAGAAAGCAGAAATTAAGTTAGGTCGCCGCATTAATAAGGATCTGACATGACATCAATGAGCATCGATCAGTACCGCCGTGAAATCTTGAAGCAGTCAGATAAACCTAAAGCTGCTAAACGCAACAAGTTTAATGCTCACAAAGTTGAATTAGACGGAATGACATTTGACAGCAAGAAAGAACACAAGCGGTACATCGAGCTTAAAGCAATGATGCAACGAGGCGAGATCTTCGGTTTAGAACATCACACCAAATTTGAACTTGCACCAAAAACGAAACTTGAGGGAGAGAAAAGGGCAAAGCCAGCACTACGTTATTTTGCTGATTTCACTTACTACATCATCACAGGTGAATACATTGTCGAAGATGTGAAGTCGGAAGCGACGAGAAAGAAAGACAGTTATCGAAACAAAAAGCACTTAATGAAAACGGTTCTAAATATTGACATTAAAGAGGTTTAGGCGATGAGACAACAAAATAACGACTGGTTGTTAATTATAGGTTTTATCATTTTTGCCATTTTTGTGGTGGCTGTAAACACATGGAACACGAAACAAATATGTAAAAAGTCAGAAGTGTATTGGGTCAAAGGTACTCAATACAGCTGCAAATGGTTTAAGTAGGGAGCGTAAAATAATGAATGCAATAGCAAAGCAAAAAATGGATTGGTCTAAGCGGTCAGCACATCAGTGGCTTGAGCAATATGGATTGTGGGTGCGCTCTAGTGGCTTTAAGCATTCAGCTAATCCGATAGCAGTAGCAATGGATCAGGCGGATATAACTCGAATCCGCAGTAGCAAGATTTCAACGCCGTGCGAAATTACAGATTTTGAAGCAGTTGAAGTGGGTAAGCTTTTGGCAAAAATGAATAATGACAGTCGGGAGTATTTGGCAGAACGTGGGTGGTTTCTGATCTTAAAATATGAAAACAACTTATCGTATCGTGTAATTGCTAACACTCACGGCACAGGTAAAGATACGGTACGCACAAAAATTGATTTAGGCCTTGCATATTTAGATGGTGTGATTGATTTAATTCATGCTTGACTGTCTACCACACTTCGTTTAAATTTCTGATATGGTGGACGAAGTTATAGTGATCCACCAAGAATTAAGCCTGCATTTATATGCGGGCTTTTTGTTGACTAACTTCATGACAAGTAAATAATCCAATGTGTTGATTGGATATGGTGACTAGGTTAAAGTTTGATCTCATTTATTATACTTTTGGTGCCATAATGAGTTCAGAAAAAATTAGTACTGGTGATACTGTTAAACATAAGAATAAAGAAGTTGAGATGCTGGTAATTAGTAAGAACAAGCATTGGATTACATGTGAATATGCTGATGAAGAAGGTGAAAGAATTGAAAAAATATATGATCAAGAATTCTTAGTGATTGTGCAGAAAAAACCACCATTAAAAATGAATCCAAATGCCCTGAAAATGACATTTTAAAAGTTTGGTCCACTAACAATTGACCTACTGCACAAATTTTTCTTTCCGCCCTACCACTTGCAGGGCTTTATAGTTTCGGAATTGATCAAGAAGATATACTGATTTAAAATAAAAATAGGTGGCATGGTTTCGAAGTCAATGCCACCTATTAATCTACTTAAAGAAATTAATCTTTTGTTATGTAGATGTTGATGTTAAGTACAATGTTATTCTGCTGCTTCTGCTTCACTTTTTGAGGAAGTGGCAGAAGTAACATTAAGAATTTAAGTAATTCAATAAAACTAATTAATGAATCAAAGTCAAAATTGGACATGTAAACCTCTCTAATTTAAATAATTAAAAAGAAATATTAAGAGAGTACCAATATGTGCATACATATTAATACTTTGCCTTATTTCTTGATAAACATTATAGAGTCATTAATTTGGTTTTGCACTTGACATAAAAACATAACATATTGTTATTGTTGAATTTTAATTTAAAATCACACCTAAGTATTTATTATTCCCCCCACTTGCAATAACGTGTTGTGAGTCAACTTGCCGAACGGATTACGGCGCAAGAAGCCCTGCCAACACACTAGTTATTGGCGGGGCTTTTATTTTCTTGTTATTTACACAATATTTTGCTTTGATTGAGTTTCAACCAATGAGGAAGTGAATATGAAAGAAGGGATACAAGCATATCGTCAAGAACTGGCGACATTAGAGGATGAAATTTCGATATTTCTTGAGATGAAATTCAAAGAATTCAAAGAGAAAACGAGTGCAGAAGTAATTCACATGGATGTTGAGTTTGATGCATCGGAAGATGGCGCTGAATTCCGTATTTCAAATGTATTTATCGGCACAGATCTTTAGTCTAAGAAATGAATATAACCCCCTTTTGGAGGTTTTATTTTTTAATTATAAGTGTATAGTTTTAAAGTGTTTTTAATAATTATTTAACTATCATTATGGCTAAAGTAAGCAAATTATTTGTGAAACCATATTTAAGAAAAAATGACCACCCATTTGTTTCTTTAGCAACATTTGTAAATTATGTTAGAAATAATAAAAATTGGTCAGATGAAAAAATTCGATCAATAGTAAAGGAAGCTAAATCTAAGGATAGGCATCATCTTTACGAAACATTAAAGTCTTATATGGACAAAGATTAGTCTGTTAGAACTTTAAACTTTAATAGTTAAAACAAGCCACCCTTGCGGTGGCTTTCTTGTTTGGAGTTTATATGCATCAAAACATTGATAATGAGATACGCAAAACTGAACAAGAATTGAATCATTTGGGTAGTTGTACAACGAAAGGATTAACGAATAAAAAAATCGCTCAATTAGATGAGCGATTTTTTTTGGCTATCGAAAAGTTAAAAAGGCTTAAAGTTCGCCGTGATCAGAAATAGTTTCTATCTGAAGCTTCAGATGATATGAGTAAATCTGATAAATATTCAAAATATTGCTTAAATAATCAAACACTTTAGTGCACTAAAATATTTAGATTAATGTGGAGGCAAATTTAAAGCCTCAGCTTATTTGTTATTTGGATCTGGTTGATCACTAGTTTCATTTGGTTCTTTTTCAGGTGTAGGAGTTGCTTCTGGTTGATTCTCGGTTGGTGTGCTTACTTCTGAATGCTCATTTACGGGTGCTAACTTAATACTTTCATTACTAGTTGTCTTTTGAGAAAAACTTTTAAAACCCGACATTATTCTATTCCTAACTTCATTATTGAGAGTCCATCGTACAGTTTTAATTAACTTACATTGAGACAGTTGTGGGATAGATTTGTGGATATATGTGCATTGACTGGCTTTAATTACCACATGATATTTCATAAATAAAATCAATTATATATAACTCATTGAGTCTTATCGTTTAATGTAAGGAAACACATAATACAAATTTCAAGTGCTGCTACATAAAGCACACATATATATTATTGATGGAAATATTTCTAATGCCATTGGTAAAGTACTGTAAAAATTGGTTGAGTCTTAGATGTAAAAAATATAGATGGCATAAATCATCCGATAAGCATAGTATGAACAATTAGATTGGAGCATATTAATGCTAAAAGACATTACAGTTATTGATTTCCAAGGTAAAGAAAGAAGAGCGCAGGCAAGATATACAGAAGTAAATACTTCAAGAATTAACCAATCAGCAAGAGTTCAAAGTCCCAAAGTTGAATATATTTTGGTAAAAGGCGAATTTATTTACCCAACGTTAGATTTGGTTTTCAATAGTTCCGATGGCAATAGCTATTATATAGAGTAAAACATGACCCACTTCGGTGGGTTTTTTAATGGGTGAGATTTATGGAATTAGCTAAATATTTCGAACTCACTAAGAAGCGCGAACATAAAACCAAGCCACGAAATACGCCGTTGCCAAAAGCCAAACAAAACTATTTAGAAGCTTTTGAAACATTAAAAGAAGAATTACAGGATCTAGCGATCGGCTTTGAAAGTAAATTCCAACCGATTCACACTACTTGGTCTGGTGGACGTGGTGGCAAACTATCGAACAAAGCTTGGAGCTTGGGTAGATATGATCAGGTTGAAGATCTAGGCTTTAAGATTGAACGTTTACATCCTGATTCCGTTTTATCTGGTTATGCAATCGATTGGATTAAAGGTCTTTTAGAGAGAGTTGAAAATGAATCAGATCCGACCATTTCCTCCGACAGAATTGATTGATCAAGCTGAACAAGAAGAAGCTTTACGCTTGGCACCTGCACCCGATTTAAAAGAATGGGTGGTTGCTAATTATCTCACTGTAGATGCTGAGCTATACAATCCAGATCACGATCACATCGCTGAGTTGTTGCACGACAATGAAGAATTTTTGGCATTTGCTTGGGCATCACAAGCCTGTACAGTTAAAAAGCAAATGGTGTTAGGTCAGTGTGAAAAAGTCATGTTTAACGTTGGTGGATGGCGTAAAGCAAGACAAGAGCAACAAATGCGAGACTGGTTCGGCTTTGTGCCGATTTATCTAATCACCATTGATGCTAGTTTTTGTGAGCAAACGTCTGATCGTGAGTTTTGCGCTTTGATCGAGCATGAGCTATATCACATCGGTGTAGAGCGTGACGGTGAGGGCGAGATCGTCTATAGCGACAACACTGGACTGCCTAAGCATTACTTAGCTGGTCACGATGTCGAAGAGTTTATAGGTGTGGTCAAACGACATGGTGCAAGCGAAAACGTGAAGCGACTTGTTGAAGTGGCGAAGCAAGCGCCGTTTGTATCTGACCTAAGCATCACTCGATGTTGTGGAACATGCGTTATTAGTTGAGCCGATTGGCTCTTTTTTTTGCCATGTTTCCTTGATGAGCCTTGATGGATTTTGAATTATGGCAAAGCTAAAAAAAGCCGAGCAACTCTATATAGTTCGGTCACTTGCACAGTTCATGACACCCACAGAAGTTGTTAAGGACATCAAGGCAAAATTTAATATTGATGTTTCACCACAGCAAGTGGAAGCATATGACCCAACCAAAGTTGCAGGCAGGGATTTACGACAGGAATACAAGGATGCTTTTGAAGTAACGCGAGAAGAGTATCTCAAGCAACCGATCCACAATATTAGTGGGGCAAACGACATAGTTCAGTTAAAAATCTTAAGTGATCTTCTTTGGAACAAAAAAAGCAACGTTACGATGACAATTAAGATCGTGGACCAGATGCAAAAGATTATGAAAGGTTTTTATGAGAAGCGAGTAGAAATTACTGGGGCGGGCGGTGGTGCGATCAAAACGGAAAACACTCAAGTGCCACCTATGCCGATTCTTACACCTGAAGAGCTTGCGACAATGACACCTCAAGAGCTATCAAGATTGGTAATCACAGGTAAGAAATGACTTATGCAATTGAAGAAATAGCGCCGTTAATCAAAGACTGGACAATCAATGTTAGGCTGCCTGAAATAATTTCAGAGATGACACGGCGCTATTACTACAAAGCAGTCACAGAACAATCTGAACTAAGCATTCAGGCAGAAATCTATAAGTGCAAAAATGATCCTATTCATTGGTTTAATCATTGGGTATGGACTTATGACCCGCGTGGGATGCCTTTTGGTTTGCCTGCCAATCTGCCTTTTGTATTGAGACCGGGACAAATAGATTTAGTGAACTGGTTGCTCGAAAGAGAAAGTACGCAAACACATGGCCTTATTGAAAAGTCACGTGATGAGGGTATGAGCTATGTTGTTTTAGGTTTCTATTTACATCGATGGCTATTCGTTGAGGGCTTTGCTGGTGGTGTTGGTAGCCGAAAGGAAGATCTTGTAGACAAAAAGGGTGATCCTAAAACATTACTTCATAAATTTAGAGATATGTTTGGGAAGTTACCTGATTGGATGAAGCCAAAAGGCTTTGTTGAGAAAGTACATGATAATTACATGCGGATTATCAACCCGGACAACGGCGCAACCATAACAGGTGAAGCAGGCGACAATATTGGCCGTGGTGGTCGTACTACGATGTATTTTCTTGATGAGTGGGCATTTGTTGAACGTCAGGAAGCGGTAGACGCTGCAATCTCTCAAAATACAAATGTGCATATCAAAGGATCTACTCCGAATGGTATTGGTGATAAGTTCCATCAAGATAGATTTAGTGGGCGCTATTCAGTTTTTACGATGGCTTGGCGAGATAATCCAGATAAAAACTGGACTGTCCACTATAACGGGAAGTTAATAAACCCTTGGTATGAGAAGCAGCTTGCCACTTTAGATGACATCGTCTTAGCGCAAGAGGTTGATATTGATTATGCCGCATCAGTAGAGGGTGTATTAATACCATCAGCTTGGGTTCAGGCCGCCGTTGATGCTCATATTAAATTAGAGATCAAGCCGTCTGGTGAGAAGTTAGGGGCGCTAGATGTTGCAGATGAGGGTAAAGACAAGAACTCATTTGCTGCTCGTCATGGGATTGTATTGCAGTATTTAGAATCTTGGTCTGGTGTTGGCGATGATATTTTTGGGACTACGCAAAAATCGATAGATTTATGTTTAGAACAAGGATTAAACCTATTTTTCTATGATGCTGATGGACTAGGTGCAGGGGTTAGAGGGGATGCAAGAGTAGTCAATGAGCTGAATGCAACCAAAGGAATAAAGGAGATCCAAGCTAACCCATTTAGAGGATCTGGTGCAGTTCATGATCCGGATAAAGAAATGGTTGAAGCTCGAAAGAACATTGATTTTTTCGCAAACCTAAAAGCTCAATCATGGTGGCTATTAAGGATCAAATTCCAAAATACTTATCGAGCATTGCAAGGCATGAAATTCGATCCAGATAATCTAATTTCATTATCCAGTGCAGATATTGATAAGCAGGAACTGGAACACCTTAAGCGCGAGTTATCTCAACCAACCTATTCTAAAAATGGCTCTGGAAAGATCCTAGTAAATAAGCAACCTGATGGCTCTTTATCACCCAACAGGGCGGATAGCGTCATGATCTGCTTTAGCGACATCAAAGAAAGAAAATCCAAGAAACCTGCAACAGCAGGAAGTCGAACATTTTAATTAAGGTATCAAAATGGCAAAGTCGAAAATCAAGGACAAAGCGTCTAAAAAGGCTTTGTCTAATGGGTCTTTATATTCTCAAGAAGCGGTCAGTCAATTTTATAAGTTCAGTAAGCAAATTGACTTAGATGAGACTTTACGCAAAGCAGGGATTAAACGCCATCGCTTGGCGATACTTCTTGATGATGATGAAATTTCTCAAGCGGTCGAAACGCGAGTAGATGCATTATTGGCTACGCCGTTTCGATTTGAGCCAAGTGATACACTAGAAGCCATTTTATTAATGCAAGAAATTAAGGAATGGTTTGCAGAGATTGCTTCGGGTGCAATTAACGCCTTGCTGTTTGGTTATTCAGTTTTAGAGGCTGTCTATGATCAGGCTGATGATGGACAAATAGGTTTGAACTGGATTGGCGAAAAGCCAATGGAATGGTTTGAACCTAAAAATGATGGCCGTTTGATCTATCGTCAGGATGGATCAGGTAAAGAGTCTGAAGTTGACCAGATCTTTAAGTTCTTTATGACACGGCGCAAAGCAACTTATAAGCAGCCTTATGGTAAAGCATTACTTACAGTTGTTTATTGGTTAGATTTCTTTCGTAAGAATGGCTTCAAGTTTTGGGCGAAGTTCTTAGAGCGTTTTGGTACACCAATCCTACTTGGAAAGGTAAGTGGTGAGGAAAATACTTGCGATGACATGAATCAAGCATTGTTAAATGCTCATGCTCAAAGTGTTATTTCAATTGATGCTGGAGATGATGTACAAATTTTATCAGCACCATCATCAGGCAATGCTGGTGGGTCATTTGATACCTTTAACAATGCGATCATTCGTCAAATTCAAAAGGTAATTTTAGGGCAAACTCTCACAAGTGGAACTGATGGCGCAGGGAGCCGTGCATTGGGTGAAGTCCATGACAATGTGCGCAAAGATAAATTGAATGCGGATATTCGATTAGTTACACCCACATTTCAGGCTATTGTTGATGCATTGTGTGCCTTAAATGGTTGGGGCAAGCATGAAATTATCTTAGGTGAGAAGTCTAAGCAGCTTAATAAGGATCAGGCTGAGCGTGACGTAAAGCTTAAAGATGCAGGTGCGGTATTTACCACACAATATTTTATTCGAGAGTATGGATTGCAAGAGGGAGACTTAGCCGAGAGTCTGCCACGCCTAACACCACAACCGCAATTTAAAGTTTTGCCTAACCGTCCATTTAGTTTTGCAGCTTCAGTTAAGAAATTCTCACCAGACCAGCAAGAAATTGAAGAACTCACGGATGAGCAAGCATCAATACAATTGCTGAGCCAAGCACAAGTAAACGAGCTGGTTCAAAAGAGTGATTCACCACAGGAACTGGCTTTTAATTTGATGCAATTAATACCTGGTGCGAGTGAATCTACTTTTACAGCTAATTTAGATCAGGCTTTATATGCGGCTGATGTCTATGGGTATGTTTCGGCTAAAGGGGGGAAGTGATGCAACCACTTTCATTTCTCGAAGCAATTCAATTTGCTGTAAGCCGTAAAATCGTATTGCCAGATGAGTTTTATAAACTTGATTTAAATACAAGACAGATGGCTACGACAGTAAGCTTTCTTTCTGGTATAGAGCAAATCGAGACTGTCATTAAGTCTGTGAATCAGGTTCTTATTGATGGTGGTACGTTTAATGACTTTAAAAAATTGGTTGAGGAAAATGAAATCATTTTGAGTGAGCCTTATCTCAAGAATGTTTTTAGAACCAATATTCAGACGGCGTATGGCCACGGTCGATGGCAACAGCAGCAACGAAATAAGGCTAAACGTCCATATTTAATGTATGTCGCAATTAATGATAGCCGTGTTAGACCATCACATTTGGCACTAAACCGCATTATTCGACACATAGACGATCCATTTTGGTTGAAATACTATGCGCCGTGGGATTTTATGTGTCGATGTACGATTATCGCTCTAACAGAAGAGCAAGCGTTCAAATACGGAATTACAGCGGATGAGGATCTACCCGTTATTGCAGATAATCATGGATGGTCCACAAGCCCACTGACATTTGGGGAAATGCAATCGGTCGTAGATACCAAGATCGCCAATTCAATTTTGGATAAAGAATATTTGCTTAGTCTCAAGCAAAATGTCATGGCTGAATGGAAAGCCAGTCAAAAGCTATCAAGTCTCTTAGCACCGATGGATGATAAAAGCCGAGATCTATTTCAGACGATAGCCGATACAGTTATTCCATTAGATCCAACGATCAGACCAAGTGCAGTTAAAACTTTCTTGGATTATGTTCAGGGCAATGATGCTGCTTTAACTGCCTATTTGAAAAACAAGCCAATCAGTTTGGCTGAAGAAGTGTTACATCGTTGGGTTAAAGAGGACATGGCACAAATTAAAGCTGTGGCCAGTAACGTTTCAACGGCGGTCATTGGGTCTGCAACATTGAATCAGGTTGCAGCTTTACAAGTGGGGCAAACATTAAAGCTTGATTCGCCGTTATTGGTTGCGGGTCAAGGCTCTGATGTAGTGATTCAAATCGAAAATGCAAAAGGTTTGGGGATTGATTTAAACAAACTTAATGCAGGTCAAGGCGTTTTATTTGAGATCGGGCTTTCATTTGAAGTTGTCTCTATTGAAACAAATCGAGGGCAATTAATTTACACATTAAGAGCCTTAGTCAATTAATTCATTCAACACAAAAGCCGTCCTATATGGGTGGTTTTTTTATGGAGAAACAAAAGTGGCAGGAGATAAACAATCGCAAGACGCGCCAAGCTCAGCATTCCAGTTTAAAGCGCAACCGTTTGATGTTGCTAAACAAACAGAGGAAGGTAAGAAGCGTACCTTTACAGGTGTTGCTTATAGCGGGGAGGTGATTCAAGGGCATTACTGGTGGGGTGATGTGGTATTTGATCTGGATACTATGCAGATTAAAACACCATTAGGCGCTTTGATTGATCACGATACAGGGAAGCGCGCTGGAGTTGTTCGCAGTTTTACAAAAGACAATCAAGGTGGCTTACAGGTTGTTGGCGATTTGCTCTCAAACAAGAATGGTCAGGAAGTTGCTCAAGACAGTGACGAGGGTTATCCGTGGGAAATGTCGGTTTATATATTGCCTGGCTCAATTGAAGAGGTTGAGCGCGGTGAAGTCGTGGTAAATGGCAAAACCCTGAAAGCACCTGTCACGATTTTTCGGAACGGCGTTATTCGTGAGGTTTCATTTTGTGCGCTTGGTGCGGATGATAATACATCTGCAATAGCAGCAAGTCACACACCTAAACAATTTAACAAGCAAGAGGACACAGACGTGACCGAGTTAGAGAAAGAAAAAGAGGCGCGTATTGCAGCCGAGCAACAACGTGATGCGGCTCAAAATGAATTAAAACAATTCAAAGAGCAAAAGCGTAAAGATGACATCGCAGCACTTGAAACGGAATTAAAAGTCCAGTTCAGTGCTGAAGATAAACAGTCTTATACATCAATGGATGAAGCTGCTTTTACATTTGCAACTAAACAGCTACGCCAGTTCTCAGCACCTAAAAGTGATAAACAGCCAAACAACCTCCAACACTTGTTTAAGCATCAAGCGCAAGGCGGTCAGGGTGGAAGTGTATCAGATGATCAAGAGCATAAATTCTCTACGGGTGCAAAAGCATTTGCAGCTCAAAACAAGAGGAATTAATAGATGACTACCATCAACACAACCCGTACAGCTCGCCCATTTAACTTAGATGTGGGCAAGACTCGTAAAGCCAATGCCAAAGTGACAACAAATACCGCATATAAAATTGGCGATTTATTGTCTGTGTCAGCAGCAAACGTTCTCACACATGCGGCAGATGCATCAACATGGAGCGTCATTTGTGGGGCAACGTTAACAGCAGCGGAAGCAACCACTGCGGCAGCAAACAATACAGAGATTCCTATTTATATTGAGGGGATCTATAGCGTTGAAGCAGTTTCAATTTCTGGGACTGCTTTAGCAACAAATCAATATGCGGCTGCTCGTGCACAAGCAACCAAAAACAAAATTGAATTAGCGAAGGTGTAAAAATGCCACAAACTTTTGAAATTAATAACGCGCCGTTAGAGTTGCTCGATGTGAATGAATTGGTGCTTATCCACTCGAACAACGCGCCGATGGATACATGGTTGTTGGATAAGCTTTTTCCACGCCGTAAATCATTCACTACAAATGTGGTGCCAATCGCTGAATTAGATATTGAGTCTGATATTGCGCCTTTGGTAGCGCCTGCTATCGCTGGGCGAGCGTTTGATCGTACAACCGCTATTGAAGTAGATCATATTAAACCTGCATATTTAAAGCCAAAAAATCAGGTTACACCTGCTGAGTCGTGGGATACGGCATTATTAGCTCGTTTACGTGATGCTGGAATTATTGCAACTGGTTCTAATCAGTTAAGCACGGCCGAGCAATATATGATTGCTCAAATTGAAACTGTTAAGCGAAATCATGATTCAATTGATAATCGCAAAATTCTAATGGCGGCTGAATTAGTTGTCACTGGAAAGGTTGTTTTAGAATCAGATGACTATAATCGCAATGTAGTTTCATTTGGCCGTGATGCATCATTAGCATTCACGCCTGCAATCGCATGGGATCAAGCTGGTGCGACACCAGTTGAAGATATTGAGACAATGGCTCAGCGCATGTTAGATGTTAACGGCGGTGAAGCATCAATGATTCTTACAACTGGTAAAGTCTGGGCGGTATTAGAAAAGAATCCTGATTTTAAAGCCAAGTTTGTCGCACCTTATGCTGGTATTAGTGTTCCATACCGTCCAGAATTAAACGCGTCCAAATCCGCTAAATTCAAAGGCTATTTGGGTGATATAGAGATTTGGACTTACGATGCAACATATAAGAATAAAGGCATCACTAAACGCTTTATTCCAGTTGATTACTTCGCATTAATTGCTGATACAAGCGGTTATGTGACTCAATGTAAGATTGAGAATATTCATGCAAATGGCTTGGCTTTGGAATACTTTGACCGTCAATGGTATGAAGAAGATCCAAGCGGAATCATGTTATTGACCGAATCCTCACCACTTGTTGTGCCATCAAACAAAAATGGCATTGTTGGTGGTACAGGCTTTATCACAACCTAAGGAGTAGGAAATGCCGAAATACATTGCATTGCAATCGGTAGGTCAATTCCTACCTGGTAACGAAATTAAGGGCTTGAATGATGATCGCATTCAGGCCCTTTTAGCATCTGGGGCAATTGAGGAATACATGGAGCCTCAACAGGAACAGTCTGATGATTCCTCTAGCCAGTTACAGCAGCTTGCCGCCGAAATCGCCGATCTGAAAACAGACAACCAACTGCTTTCGGATGGCAAGGTAAAAGCGGATGCCGAAATCGCCGATCTGAAAGGGAAGTTGGCCAAGCTTGAAAAGGACCTGACCGCAGCAACTGCAAAATCCAGTAAGGCTGGTAAAGCCACTGCGGACGAAACCGCAGACAAGGGTACGCCAGAACCAACCAAGTAAGGTGATTTATGTACGCAACCCGACAAGACCTTGAGGCGAGGTTTGGGGCTGATGAGGTAGCTAATCTTGAAGCGATGCAATCTAGTCCTGAAGCAATTAATAAAATGCTACAGGACGCATCCGAGGAGATAGATAGTTATATCTCAGTTATTTATCAGCTCCCACTGCCACAAATACCAAGCACCCTAGAACGAGTGGCATGTAATATCACTCGTTACCGTTTGTATTATCAACAGCCAACTGAAGAAGTAGACAATCGCTATAAAGCTGAAATTGCATATCTAAAAGATATTGTAAAAGGCTTGGCGACTTTACCAATTAAGAATGAGCAAAATGAAGTCATTGAAGAAAAGCCAAAGCGTAACCCTAAATCTATTCCCATAGGTACGAGTTATACAGGTGGTGTTTTTAGTGATGAGCAGTTGAATAAAATGCCAAGCGTTTAGGAGGTTTTATGCCAGTTGCTATATCAGTAACAGCAGGCGGCGAATCGCCTATCATGGCGTTGTTAGAGCATCTTATAGGCTATGACAAGCAAGCCATGTTTGACGAGATCGGCGCGTACGGTGTTAGCTCTTCAGAACATCGGTTTTTAAATCAATCTGACGTAGATGGTAATCCTTGGAAGCAGTCATGGCGGGCAAAGCTACAAGGTGGTGAGACGGGTCGAGATACTGGCCAACTACTGTCAGGGCTGCATCATAATGTGTTGGCAAACGGCGTAGAGTGGGGATCGGATAAAGAATATTCGATCCCTTTTCATTTTGGGGCCCATATCGTTCCAAAGACGGCTCAGTACCTAGTCTTTAATGTCGGTGGCAACTGGCGCAAGGTCAAAGAAGTCACCAACCCACCACGATCATTCTTAGGCATTAACAATGAAGATGATGAGTCGATTCTCAACATTATCGGGAGGCACTTAAGTGGGTAATTTTTTCGCTGTACGTGCTGAAATTGCTGAAAAGCTCAAAGAAATTACAGAGTTTAAGCAGATTTATACACCAATGAACTCTGTTTCTGTGACGGAAATGTCTCAGGTTGTGCCATCTGCACACGTTAATTTTGTACGAGTGCGAAAGATTGATGATGCAGGAAAAGGCAAAAGCAATTTATTGGGGCTTCAATGGGCTGTAACTGTGGCTTGCCGTAATGCTAAATCACAGCTTAATGATATTTCAGCAGTTGCGGATGAGACAGGCGAACTTCTGGCTAAGGTTATTCAACTGCTTTCTGGCTGGGAGCCTGACAGTTCAATAGCACCATTGCAGATCGTTGATGTTAAGGATGGATACGGTCCAGCATTTGTCTATTACACCGTGATCTTTGAATCACAAATGATTACAGGAGCTGCTTAACATGGCAGAGAAACAATACAAGGCCCTGCAACCTGTGGGGCGATTCAATAAAGATGATTTTGTTGCAGGTCTCAGTGAGAAACAAATCGCTGATCTACTTGAGGCAAAAGTCATTGTTGAAGTTGTGGAAGAAACACAGGCTGGAACTGAAACGCCGTTAGTTGAAGTGAAAGCGCCAGTTAAACAAAAAGAGGTCAAATCGGATGTCAAATAAGTACATTATTTTGCGGGGCAAGTTCTATCTATCAAGAATTGCGAACGGTGTTGCAGGTGCAATGCGTCATATCGGCAACGTTCCAGAATTTGAGATTGCCATCGGTGTAGATACGATTGAGCATCAAGAAAGCATGACTATTCACAACACAACCGACTTGGTTTTGTATGATGCAGTCAAAGTTACTTTTTCTGGAAAACTTGAAGATATTAACGCTGAAAATTTAGCTTATATTTTGTCAGCTGATAATCATACGATTACGTCAACTACCCACACGGATCAGAATCTTGGTACTGTGGTTGCAGGGGATGAAATCAAGTTACGTGGTTATAACTTATCAGCCGTAACTGTTAAAGATTCCACGTCTGGTACGCCTGTTACTGTTGCTACGGAAAAGATTAAGCTTGATGCGAAATTTGGAACTATCACGATTACCGATGTAACAGGCTTAACGATGCCATTAAAGATTACATACACAACAGGTGAAGTGACCAATACAACTCTTGCATCCGATTTGGGTGCTGAATACGCCTTATTTTTTAAAGGAACAAATAAAGCAACTGGTGAACACATGGCGTTAAACCTGTGGCGTACAACCAAGTCACCTGAAGCAACGTTCCCTCTCATTCATGGCAATGAATTTGGTCAATATGACATCCAAGGCACGGCATTATCTGTGATTGAAAACGAAGCAGATCCAACGCTAGGTTACTTTGGTCATCTCGTTACGATTCCGACAGCAGCTTAAACAACACAATACAGGCACAGGGGCGCATCAGCGTCTTTTTTCGTGCCTGTATTTTAGGATTTTTTCTATGAATGACTTTTTTCTTTTAAACAATGAATCATTGCCCTATGTATTCATTGATCAGAATATTGAGATTAAGCAGATCCAAGTCAAGAACTTAAATCGCTTTGCTCAATTTGCAGATCCGATTAATAAGCTAGAAAGTTATTCAATAGAAACGATCACGCCGTTAGTTGAAACCAATATTATTCAAATCATGGGTGTATTTTCGTTTGCAACCACACTCGATGCTGATTATTTTGCAGACCATTTAGAGAACACAGAAGCTATTGCAGATCTGGTTTTAAAAATCATTCAGGTGAATGAGGATTTCTTTAAGAAAGAACCAAAGGGCGAAAACAGCAAGGATTCCAGTTGGTTTAATGCGATTTCTTATCTAGTCAAACATGGCCATAGTGAAGAAGAAGTTTTAAATATGTCCTACGGCGCATTTTTAAAATACATAAAAGAAGCCCAAGCCATCGAAAAACAGCAAATCAAATCTTATGCCATTGCAACCAGAGTGGCCAATCATGCGAAGCAGCAGGCTTGGGAAAAATATTTAAAGCAGTAGTAGCAATTTATAAAATAGAATGACATTCACTAATTCTTAAATGTATATTGGATCATTAATACTAATAAATAAGTAACGCATGACTATTATGAGGTAGGGATATGTTAAAGGTTTCAGTTAAAAATTCTGCTTTGATAGTGTTGATTTGTTCAATTAGTAGTTTTTCATATGCAGCGAATTGTGACTGTACACAAAAAGTTGGTAAGTGTTCTGGTGCTATTAACTTTCTCAAGAAGTTCGGATCTCCTCCAAGTTTTGGAGCAGAGTTTGAAGTTTATAGTTCTGAAAAGACTTGCTCAAAGGTTGAATACTTTGTAGATAATTTACCAAGCCAAACAATCCTTTCTAACAAGAACAAAGAAGTGGAGTCCGCATTTGGAACTAAGCCAATAAATCAAGAATCTATTGTTTATTCTGCTTGTTATGTCTGTAAAAATCTTGATGAAAAAGATGATAAAGCTAATTCCAAAAATAGTGAGAGAGAAAAAGAGTCACCATTTAACGGTCATTGGGTTGCTTCAGATAGAAATATTATGGGATTTAAAAACACTTTAATTTATGATGTTACAGTAAAAAATAATCAGATTACTGGTTCTTATTCAGGAACAAATGGAAGTGGAGTCCTTTCTGGAAGTGTTAATGGAAATACGGCTACCATTTCATGTTCGGGGTGTTTTACAATCAAATGGAATTTAATTGATGACAAAACTATTAAATATTCATATCCATTTGGTTCAGGGACAGTTAGAAAAGAATAATTTATGGAAGAACAACAAAAAGACTTCACTCGACCAGATTATTCAAATCCTGTTTTAGATATGCGGGAGATCTTTGAAGAAAACTCGCATTTTTAGCTTTTGAAATTTGAGGCGGTTATAGGTGGAATAAGAGTATTCTATTGTTTAGTTTGCTAAAAAGCCCCAATCGGGGCTTTTTAAAACATTAAATTATGACCAATGATTATATTCGTAATGATCTATACCACACTGTTTACGTTCCAATAAATTTAAACATTCACCTTGGAAGACTATTGGTAATTGTTTCTGCAAAGCAGCATTGAACTCTGATGCAGATCCTTTCATCTCATTAAGTAATTTGGTCAATAATGATTGAGCATCTTCTCGATCTCGAAGTAGTCGCTTAATTAATGCTTCCTCACATTCGTAACGTGTTTTTAGGTACGGCTCAATGATACTGAGAATGCGATTAAATTCTTGTGCCAACACAGGTAAATGTTCAACCTCAAATTTAGCTGGGCTAGGAACACCAGTTACATTTCTGAGTGAATACCAAATAGCACTGCTTACGGATTGCTTCTGATCTAAACGACCTGCACAGCACCAAATCAGACGCTTGATATTCAACATATCATTGCTGTTGACGTAATTACGCTTCTCTATAGGTTTAGGAGCTTCATATTTGCCTGTTTTACGGATGGCTGGAAGAACCTCGGAAGTTACCCATTTTTTGAATTTCTTCGCTTCTGGTTTACGGCTTTTTAGGATTGCTGAATAGAGTCCAGATTCATTGATGATAAGCATTTCTTGGCTTCCGCCAAGGGTATGCACATTATGCATACCCTTTTCATCATCATCTAAATTGCGTGTCATTTGAGGTGCTGATGGATAATCGAGAGCACTAGCAACATCAGCAGCTACAAACCAAAGCTCACCATTTAGATCAATGATGCGGACGTTATATTCATTGTGGAAAGTGAATTGTGTTAAACTTGTCATGTCAGGTTTCCTTGTTCGGAAGTTGATAACTCGCCCCGCTATCCGCCAAGATTGTTCGGGGCGTTTTTACGTAAACTAATTTAACCAAATTGGTTAAATTAAAAACCATAATGAACCATTGTGGTTTTTATGTCAATATAGTAATCTCAAAGAGTCAGTCTTGGAGAACAAATCAGATGAGTGAAGATGCACAGTTAAAACTAAGGATTTCGCAGGAATTGAGAGAATATATAGAAGTAGAGGCTAAAAATAATCACCGAACAATTAATGGGGAGGTTATTTTTAGGTTGGAATCAACCAGAGGTGAAATAGCCCAAAAGGTGTCTTACAAAGATTTTACCTCAGTGTATCCTTTGGATAGATCTGGACCGCGTGGTAATGATCATGCAGTATTTGGGGAAATTGAAGAATACTTAGAGAATAACAAATCACTTAGGTTACTAAACATAGAGACTTTTGGTGAGAGAAATAAAACCATAAGGTGTTGGTTTCTTAGTTAAATATAAAAACGCCACTTAGTTGGCGTTTTTTATTGCTACAAATTTCGCCGTTTGTTAAATTGTGTTTAATTGGTAACAATTTGGTTACATTAAAATGTAACTCATGCTGTTAGTCATGGATAAGTTATATAATTTATCTAAAAATTATTTTAAATTTAACAAGTTACTTGGTAATTTCTTATGTATATAATTATTACAATACTGGCGATTGTTATTATATCCTTATCGTTTCTTTTATATAAGGTTTATGTTGAAAATACAAAATTTTTCAATGATCTTCAAAAAAAGAATAAATTAATTGCTGATCTTGAAAGAAAAATAGATCAAGGTTCTAGTGAGTTGTATGATTTAAGGGCAAAAAATAAAATACTGATAGATGATGTTGAGAAGAGCAAAAAAGAACTTCATCTATATATGAATGAATTTTCGGAACCTATCTCATTAAATGAGCTAATAAGAACAAAGAAGGATGATGTTAGTAAGTTAAATAGTCACCTTGTGGAACTCAGTGAAAACTACGCTAAAAAGAAAGTTATTTATGATGGTTTGATAGAAAAAATTTCTATATATGATGAGGATGTAAATCTGATAGAAATGGGGTTTTATAAACCTCATTTTGATTTTAATACGTCAGAGCGCTATAAAATCAGAATTGAACAGATTAGGGATAAGCAAAAACAAATGTTGAAGCTTAAAACCGCTGTTATATGTGGAACTGAATGGACGGTAGGGAATAGTAAAGTTGAAGGTAGAAAAATGACCAATAGGGGGATTCGCTTAACTGCTAGGGCGTTTAACAACGAGTGCGAAGCAGTCATTGCTAACGTTAGATGGAATAACGTTATCAAGATGGAGGAACGAATTAAAAAGTCATTTGAAGATATAAATAAGCTTAATGAATCAAATCAAATTGTTATTGATCGTGAATATTTGAATTTAAAATTAAATGAATTATGGTTGGTATATGAACAACAAGAAAAGATTAAAGCAGAAAAAGACGAACAAGCTGAGATTCGACGTCAAATCAGTGAAGAAGCAAAATTGGAACAAGAGGCTTTAGTTGCTCGAAAAGAAGAGGAAAAATATCAAAGATTATTAGCCAAAGCTCAAGCAGAAGCAGCCAAGGCTTTTGGTGATAATCTGGATAAGCTAAATTCCGAAATAGCAGAACTTTCGGTTAAATTAGAGGAAGCCCACCAAAAGAATGAACGGGCATTATCAATGGCACAACAAACAAGAGCAGGACATGTTTATGTAATATCGAATATAGGGTCATTTGGTGAGGACATTTATAAAATTGGTATGACAAGAAGATTAGAGCCTTTGGATCGTGTTAAAGAACTTGGAGATGCTAGTGTTCCATTTTATTTTGATGTTCACGCTATGATTTATAGTGAAGATGCGCCAGCAATGGAAAATTCTTTACATAAGGCTTTTGCTGGAAAAAGGCTCAACCTTGTTAATCTAAGAAAAGAGTTCTTTAATGTAACTTTGGATGATATTCAAGAAGAAGTGTACAAGATTTCAAAAGATGCTGATTTCGTTTTAACTATTGAGGCTCAAGAGTATTATCAGAGCCAAATGATACGAAAAGAACGTGGTGAAAAACTTGCAGCGAATGTTTTTGAAAATATTCCAGAAAGCATATAGTTGATGAGTAAATTATAAAAAGCTGTGAGCAAGATATTTTATGGCAAATAAATGTATTAGTTGCAATAACTGTGGCCAAGTAGGGTGGTCAAAGAACAGAGGTAATTTTTTAATTACGATCGTTCTGATAATTTTCTTTTTTGTGCCAGCCATTATCTATGAAATTTGGCGTAGATCTGGCTTAGGTGTTTGCTCAAATTGTGGAAGTGATGCTGTTGTGCCATCTAGCGAATGCAATCCTAAAGATCGGCATTTTCAGCTTGATTTCAGTGGGATACTATTAGCGTTGATTGCATTAGGCGGCTCAATTATCGGCATTTTTATGTTGTATGTTGTAATTGAACATTGGATTACCACTGGGCAATTAGGGCGTACTAAATCACAAGATGAGCTTTTCAAAGAATGTTATACAGATGGTCTTAAGTATTATCAGTCTATTAATCAGTTCCCAACATTAGTTGATGGTAAAACTTTGACAATGGATAAGATTCAATTGGACTGTAAAGGCAGTACCACTGGCAAATATATAGCCAAATAATCAAACTTAATTTTAAGCCCGCCAAGTGCGGGTTTTTTAATGCCTAAATTCTCAGTTTGGCAATGTAGATGTGTCCATTACCGCATGTCTACATTGCCTTTTTTATTCGGTAATGAGGTAAATCTATGGCTAAGGAATTAGTGTTTAAAGTCGTCATGCAGGGCGATACAAATAACTTTGATACATCGGTTCGTAAGTCAAAGCAAACGGCTGAGCAGATGTTTCAAGCCATCGGTACGGCGGTTGAAGAGTTAGAGAAACAAACTAAAAAATCATCTGATTCAACTAAGAATATCATCACTGACGAAGCACAGAAACGAGTCAAAGATTTAACAATAGAGTTGAACGCTGCAACGAATGTTATTACGGCGATGGGTGATAAAAGTACGATTTCAGCAAATGAAATTCGTTCGATGTCACAGCAAAGTCAGCAAGCCATTTCATCTTTAAAAAATGAGTTGGTTGCGGCACAGGCAGAATATCTACAATTGACTCAAGCCAAAGCATCACCACAGGATATTGGTCAAGCCATCGCTAAAATCACGGATATTAAAAAAGCGATCCAAGATGTTGAGGTGGCATTTGGTGCATATCAAACAGTAGCAGCGAATGCCATGTCGGGCGTCACCAAAGCTGCCAGTTCAACAATTGCAGAAGTACAAAAGTTTACCTCAGTTGATCTCACGGCAATTGTATCCGAGGCACAAAGCGCAACACGGGCTATTCAGTCTATGGGGGATGGTGCTGTTGCTTCGACCAAAGAAGTTGAACGGATTGGACAGTTAGGTACGGCAGCCGTTGATTCTTTAACGAGAGAATTAAATAGCGCAAAGCAAGCTTGGGATAAATTATCCAATACAAATGGAATTGATCTTGAAGAACTAAATGCAGCAAAAGAGCGAGTACAGGGGCTGGAAAAAGCCTTAAACCTTACTGAAACATCCATGGGTGATTTCAGTAATGCCACTAAACAAGCTACACCTATAATCGATCATTTAGACCAGTCTTTAGGCAATGCCAATCAAGAACTCAAAGAAACTGAGACACTTGCAAGTAAAGCTTCTCAAGGGGTGCAACAGTTACAAAGTACTTATGGTCTGCTGACCAGTGTTTTAGCGGGTTTGGGGATTGGTGTAACAGCTTCAGAACTAGCACAAACCTCAGATGAGTTTAAGAATCTTGAGGGACGGATTAAGATCGCCGTTGGTGAGACGGGTAATTTTGAATCTGCAATGGATGGGGTGGTTAGAGTTGCGCTTGAGACCAACTCTAATCTAACGGCAACAGGTGATTTATTTGCGACGCTGACCAGAGCAAGCAAAGATCTAAAAACCACAACAAATGGCGTTGTTACTGACTTTAAATTAAGTCAGACGCAGCTTCTGCAATTGACTGAAACCATTAATCAGTCGATTAAAGTTAGTGGTGCAAGTGCTCAAGCCAGTGAAGCAGCAATCATTCAATTCGCTCAGGCCATAAGCCAATCCGTCCTCAGAGGCGATGAGCTTAACTCAATTATTGAACAAGCGCCTAGACTCGCTCAAGCCTTAGCGGATGGCTTAGGCGTACCCATTGGGAGATTAAAGGAGTTAGGTGAAGCAGGTCAGTTGTCTGCTGATGTTGTCATTAAGGCATTAAGACAACAATCAGAAGTGATTGATGCTGAATATAAAAAACTGCCTTTAACCGTCGGATCTTCAATTGAAAACCTTAAAACATCTTGGATGGTGTATATCGGTGAACTTGATAAATCAAATGGTGTGAGTGAGAAGGTAGCCAAGGCAATTAAGTATATTGCAGACAATCTTGATCAACTTGTTTCAACACTTACTTTTGCAGCTCAAGCATTTATTGCTTATAAAGCGATGGGTATGGCCGCTGTATTCCTTGAGAAAGCCAATAGTGTTCGAGCGGCCAGTATTGCAGTGCAACAGGAAACCGTTGCTTTAACGACAAATACACAAGCTCAACTTGTAAATGCCAGTGCAGCGCGAGCTAATGCAGCGGCTCATACTGGTGTTCAGGCTTCTGCTAGTACATTATTTCCTACATTTACCAGAGCTGCTGGCGGATTAACAACACTACTATCTCGTTTCGGCACCTATGGAATGGTTGCGGCTGGGGTTGTCACCGCTGGTGGCCTAGTTGCTGATATGTTTGTTAAAACTGGCGAGGCTATAGGTGAGGGTGCAGCGAAATTTGTTTTATGGTGGAATGGACAGAAGTCGCTAGAACAATCCGAAAAAGACATTGCCGCTCAACAAGAGGAGTCGAAAAAGAAACAGGAAGAACTGACAGCGACACGAGAAAAAGCAGCATTAAAAGATGAAATGCTTAAAAATGCAGCTTTAGGTTTGAATGAAGTATCAAAAGCTACGGTCGCTGAATTTGATAAGCAAATTAAATCAGGTGAACAAGTTGCAGTTGTTCTGGACAACATTGCTAAATCTTTTAACTTCGATTCTGGTACGGGGATAAATAACGCAATCACGGCGCTAATTGCACTCCAAACACAAGGCAAGATTACGGGTGATCAGGTTAGAGAAACATTATCTAACTCACTCAAAGGGATTGATCTATCTGAATTTCAAGGCAAGCTGGCTACTATTCCAGTCAACCTAGAAAAGCAGATTGAAGATACCAACACCAAGATCAAAGCCAAGCAAAAAGAATTGGATGATTGGAAAAAATCCAATGCGGATATGAACTACAAGCAATGGACCACTGAAGTTGGTAAATATCAAACTGATATTGATAAGCTTCAAGCTCAGGCGAGTGCGTTGCATGTTCAATATGCCAATTCTGTTCGTTCTGCTGCAGATGTTCAGGGCGCCATTCTGGATGAGGCGATACGCCGTACAGGGCTAAGTTATGAAGAGCTTGAGGGGAAATCTACTAAGGCTTTTCAATCCGCCCTTGGTGATGTCAAAACTATTATCAATGGCATGGATGATTTAAAAGACCGTGGTGTTGATGTTGGTCGTGCACTTGATGCCAGTATCACCAATGCGATTAATACGGCTACAAATCAAAAAGAAATTGATGATTTAAAGGCAAAAATTAATAGCTTAAGCTCAACTCTTGGTGAAAAGGTTACTGATGGTTTGCTGCAACAAGCTGAACAGAAACTTATCGATATTCAAAAGGAAGCTGATAAAACCAAATCTGGTATTAATTCTGTTGCAGAAGCATTCGGAAAGTTTGGCATTCAAACCAAGGCGGAGGCTTCAATAGCCGCAAAAAGCTATATGGATGCGTTTAGCCAGATGGAGCAAAGCGGTCAAGCAACATCTGGACAAATAAAACAAGCTTTGATGAAAATGACCGATGAAATATATAACAGTGGAGATGCTGCAAAAATTTCATGGTATGAATCAAAGCTTGCTGCATATGATCTAAAAGCATCAGTTGATGATATGGGTAGAACTTCAGTCAAGACGATGAATGATGTTGCAAATTCAGCTCGATTTGATGCAGGGCAAGGCTTTAGAGATCTAGGCAAGATCGCCAAGCAAGAGGCAAAGGATGTAGCCGACTCATGGGAAACGGCTATGGCTAAAGTTTCTGCTCAAAGGAAAGCGCAAGCTGCGGAAACTGCAAAAGGTTTAGGCCAAGCGATGGATGATATGGCAGCTAAGGCAAAGGATTATGAAAACCGATTAGCCGCGGCGGGTATGGATGCTGGTCAAGCCAAGAAAAAGGGTAAAGAAGCTTTAGACAGTATGCTTTTTGCATATTCTCAAGCATTAAAAACGGGAAGTGTAACTGACTTTAGCACGCCATTACTCAAGAAGATGGAAGATACCCTTAGTTATTGGGAGGGTAAGAAATCTGGTTCTAGT